GGTAACGCTTCTTCGACGGCCCCGGCGACATGGGACACCTTCGAGAAGGCCCGGCAGACTTTCAAGGCCGATGACGGGCTTGCCGGCATCGGGTTCGTCTTCACCAAGGATGACCCCTATGCCGGCATCGACATCGACCATTGCCTGGACAGGGATGGTGTCCCAAACGAGACAGCGAACCGCCTGCTTTCCCTGTTCGATAGCTATTCTGAAAAGAGTCCGAGTCAGACCGGCCTTCATATCATCGTCAAGTGTGGCAAGGAACTTCCGGGCAAAAAGAAGGATGAGATCGAGGTCTATACTCATAGCCGGTACTTCACGTTTACTGGCAGGACGAGTGCCAAGCGGACCAAGATCATCAATGACCATGAGCAGACCCTTGTTGATTTCTATGACGAGTTCTTCCTGGGACGTGGAACACGATCCAAGGAAGTGACGGCGGCCTACGAATGGGTCAGCGGTAAGAAGTATGGACTGGCCGCCTTGCGCGGCGAACTGGACAAGCTCAGGCGGGCCAATGAGGGCGAACGCAACGCGACCTTAAACGAGGTGGCCTTCTCCCTTGGCCAGCTTGTGGCTGGTGGAGAACTGGCGAACCAGGGTGACGTCGAGGACGCTATCAAGGAAGTGGCTGCCGAGATCGGCCTGGGAGAGGCCGAGACAATCGCAACAATGCGTAGCGGCATATCCGCCGGCCTACTGAAACCCAGAAAAGCTCCGGACAGGAAGAAAGAAGAGGATGAGGGCGAATCCGTTGACCCCCTCGATGGCATCGACTTTATGGACTTCCGCATTAGCCGATACCTGGACGCGCCACCACCTCCCATCGATTATGTGATTACTGGCCTGCCGGTAGGATGCGTGGGCGGTATCATCGCACCCCCTGGTGCCGGCAAGACTCACTTTGCCCAAGCGATAGCCGGGGCCGTGGCCACGGGGCAGGCGTCCATAGCCGATAACATCTTCGACGTTCCCAAACAGGGGCGCGTCCTGGTCATATCCGCTGAAGATAGGGAATGGGCCGTCCATGACCGCATCTGGCGGGGCTTCGGCAGTGTGTTCGATCCCTTCGACGCTGAAGAAGCGGAACATGCGGCCCACCTCAAGGACGTTCTCCGGGAAAACATGATCGTGTTCCCTGCCAAGGGACGTGACCTGTCCCTCATCGCCCAAGGGCCATCCGGTTGGACGAGCACGAAAGGCTACGACTCTCTACTGGCCAAGGTCCAGAAGGTGCCTGACCTGCGCTTGATCGTCCTGGACCCGTTGGCCAGGTTCTTCACCGCAAACGAAAATGACAACCCTGCCGGCACGTACTTCTGTGTCCTACTGGAACGCATTGCCAAGGCCACGGGTTCGGCCATCATCATCAACCACCACACAAACAAGGGCTCAAGCCGACCTGGGAAGGACTTCATCCTAGAAGCCGCCCTTCACCAGGACGCGGCCCGTGGTGCTTCTGCCCTGACTGGCGCGTGGGACTGGCAGTACAACCTTTGTCCTTTACCAGGGAAGTTCGCGTCCAGCCGGCTAGGCGTACAGGCGAGGGATGAAGAATACCTCGCCGGTAGGGCGAGCAAGGTCAGGTTTGGTCGGAAGAGTGACGTCACCTTCTTTCGTGCCGGGGAAGAAGGGATGCTGGTCCACCTCGAAGATCAATTCGTCAAAGAAAAGATGTCCACGAACGCGGTACTGCGGAAGCGGATCATCGAAGAGGTCAGGCGCAAAGAGGAAGCCGGTGAGAAGCGAATCAGCATCACGACGTTGGCCAGGACTTTTGCTTCTGAGTGGAAGGAAGACGGTGCGACCAGGGACAAGCTGGAGGGTCTGGCCAAGCTCATGGTCAGTGAAGGCGTGCTCAAGCTGGTGACTGAAAAGCAGGGTCACAAGGCTTCCGATTATCTGGCCTTGGGAGTGGTCCCGGCCAAGGATGAAGAATCCGGTGAAGAATCCGAAGGATGAATCCCGAAGAAACCGAAAACGGACGGGATTCTTCGATCCTATTGAAATGTTTATGGATCGAAGAACCCCGAGGCATGAAGAATCCGAAGCGTTACGGGATTCTTCGATAGTCAACAAATTTAGCATATTGGATGAAGAATCCTGAATCCGAAAACTACCCCCTAAAGGGGGGAAGAATCCTCGGATTCTTCCCCCAACGGGGTTTAGGGACGCGCCGATGGATGACCCAAGATACAAAACTGGCAGGTGGCAACGCTTACGTGTGGCCGTCCTTCGCCGTGATCCCCTGTGCGCCTACTGCCGGGCCAGGGGCAGGGCCGAGGCGGCCACGACCGTTGACCACATCATTCCCGTGGCCCGTGGTGGCGCGTTTTGGTCCATGGACAACCTCGCGCCCGCCTGCGCCAATTGCAACTACAGCAAGCGGGACATGACGGCCGCCGAATTTATGGCTCAAGGTTGTGGCGTGGACGGCTACGGCGGCTTCCACGACGAGCGTAAAAATCAAACCAGCCTGCGCCCATCAGACCGTGTGCGCCGTAGGCTATGCACGAAACTTGAATCCTAAGGAGGGTGACATGTCAAAAGTCATCAACGTACCACGAGAAAAAGCGTCCTGTGCGCCGCTTAAACGTAATCCGCGTCATTTGAATGGAGTGGCGAAGCAAAAGTGGAAATCTGTTCTTTCAGTTCTTGCGCCCGAGGTGGCTACTGAAAGGCAATTCGATGTCGTGACCCGTTACTGCATTGCTTGGGCGGCCTATATGGAGGCAGTGACGGCCCTTGAGTCCGAACCTGCGGTTATTCTTAATACCAAAACCGGGGCAATGCAACCATCCCCGTGGACGAAAATTCGTATCGAGTGTGATAAAACACTTTTTTCCCTGGGGCTCAAGCTGGGATTGATACCGAACGGAAAGGATATTCCTGCCACGGACAAGACCCCGCCTGTCTCAAAGTTCGGGGGATTGACGCGATGATTGCCGACGACGTGCTTGAATTCGCCAGCCGCTTGACCGTCACGTCTGGCCGGAAGGCGGGCTCCCCTATGGTGGTCCTGCCTCACATAGAGCAGGCCATTCGTGGAACCCTGGCCCAGGGCAAACGAACCGCGTGCATAAGCTGGCCGCGCAAGCAGTCGAAGTCCACGGGCTATGCCGCCGTCTTGATCCTGGCCGGTCTGGTCGGTCCCTTGGCCGTCCCCCGTGGCCAACTTGCCACGGCGTCGGCGTCACGCGAACAGGCTTCGCTTATATATGACGAAGTGGCTGCATTCATCCTAGCTGAACCTGAGCTTTACGGACTTGTCAATCTTTCGTCCAGTAGAAAAACCATAACCAGCCTGACCAACGGAAGCACGTTCAAGGCCCTGTCCGCCGATGCGACCACGGCCCACGGCCTGGGGCTCGACCTCTTCATAATGGATGAGGCCGCGCAACAGCGGAATAGCGAGCTTTGGGACGTCCTCTTCACCTCGCAGTCTGCCAGGGCGAACCCCCGCGCCATCGCCATTGGTACGAGATCACAGGACCCCAAGCACTTTTTTTCAGAGATGATCGACTACGGCCAGCGGGTCAACGCTGGCGAGATCGAAGACCCCTCTTTCTTCTGTCATGTGCTGGCCGCGCCAGATGATGCGGATTGGCAAGATGAATCCGTTTGGCGGTCGGTCAACCCGTGCCTTGATGCCGGGGTCCAGGACATTGAATCCCTGCGCGAACTGGCGACTCAGGCCAAGCGCATACCCTCGAAGGAAAATGTCTTTAGGGCCTTGCATTTGAACCAAGCGGTTGATGCAGACGGCCGTTTCATATCCTCCGAAGACTGGAAGGCTTGCTCTGGTCCGGTAGACATCCGCGACGGCGAAACATGCTATGGCGGATTAGACCTTGGCAGCACTCAAGACCTGACCTCGCTTGCACTCTACTTCCCACGCACTGGATCAGTATTGTCTTATTGTTGGTTGCCTGCCGAACCGTCCTTATTCGAGCGCGAGAAGACCGACAAGGCCCCCTATCCCGTCTGGAGACAGCAGGGCCACATTGAGACGTTCCCAGGCCGCTCTACTGACCGCCTCGCCGTTGCTTATAAACTTGCAGAACTGTGCAACCGCTACGACGTGCAAGGCGTTGCATACGATAGATGGGGCATATCTGTACTGGAAAAGCTCATGCAGGACAACGGCATAAAAGCGCCGTTGGTTCCACACGGCCAGGGCTTCCGTGATTTTTCCCCGGCTGTAGATGCCTTTGAGATTGAAGTCATAGAGCACAGACTGCGCCACGGTGGAAGTCCGGTTCTTACGTGGGCCGTTGGCAACGTAAAACTCTCCACCGATCCAGCGGGCAACCGCAAATTCGACAAGGCCAAGGCGTCACAGCGCATTGACCCGGCCGTTGCTTTGGCAATGGCCATAGGTTTGGCAGCAAGACAGCCCATACAAGGGCCGTCTAAATATAACGCAAGCGGATTCTTTGAATTGTAAAGGAGAGAAGATGGAAAAGGAAACACGTTCATTTCAGATCGGAGAAGTTCAAGAGACAGGCGAGCGCACCATTGCCGCCTCCCTGTCCAGCGAGTTCCCGGTTCAACGTGCCAGAGGCAAAGAAGTGCTTGTGCATGATCCCGGTGCCGTGGACCTGTCCAGGGCTCCCCTGCCGCTCATCACGGGCCACGATCCGGCAGAACTGCCGGTCGGCATCGTCGAAGGTCTCCGCGTCGAAGGTGGCCGGCTCCGAGGTTCCCTAAGGTTTTCTGAGGGAACCCGAGGGCAAGAAATCCTCGCGGACGTGAAGGCCGGCATCCTCCGCAACCTGTCCGTTGGCTATCTGGTCCAGGCGACCGAGCGCGGCCAGGGCGACAGCTACCGCGTGACCAAGTGGCAACCGTACGAGTGCTCCCTGGTCGCCTGTCCCGCCGATCCCTCCGTGGGCATTGGCCGTTCCATGAACCTCAACCCCCAGAAGGAAACCAAGATGGATAAGAACGACATTCTCAAGGCTCAGAAGCGCACCATGGAAGAACTGGAAACCCTTGCCACCAGCGGCAGCGATGCCGAAGCCATGACCGCCAAGCGCACCGAACTGGAAGACCTGGACACGCGGCTGGCCGTGTTGACCGACCTGGAGAAGCGCCGCGCCCCGGCCGACAAGGTTCCGGGGATTGCTGGCCCCACCGTTCAGGAAAATTTTCCTGAACGGGGCATCCGCATCCTGGCCCCGTCCGAAAAGCTGGCCGACACCTGCCGCCGCGACATTATCGACGGTATCAAGCCCGAGGAACTGAGCTTGGGCCGTCTCCTGCGCGGGATGGTCACTGGTGAATGGAATGGCGCCGAAGCGGAAAAGCGGTCGGTCATGGCCGAAGGAACCTCTTCCCTGGGTGGCGTGCTCATTCCCACGCCTATGGCCGCCCAGGTCATCGACTTGGCCAGGAATCAGGCCATCGTCTTCCGGGCCGGTGCCAGCACCGTGCCGATGTCGGCCAACACCTTGAAGATGTGCAAAGTGACCGGCGACATGTCCGCTTCCTGGCGTGCCGAGAACGCGGCCATCATGTCTTCTGAGATGAGCTTCGACAGCCTGAGCTTCGAGGCGAAGGCGCTGGCGGCCATCTGCACGATCAGCATCGAGCTTTTGGAGGATGCCGGGAACGTCAACGGCCTCATCGAAAACAGTATTGCCCAGGCCCTGGCCCTGGAACTGGACCGCGCCGCCCTCTTCGGTAGCGGTATCGCTCCCGAACCCTTGGGCTTGAACGGCGTCGTCGGTGTCCAGCCGATCAGCATGGGCACCAACGGCGCGGCCCTGACCGGGTACGGCCCGTTCACCCTGGCCGCACAAAAGCTCTATGAAAAGAACGCGACTCCGGGCTCTTTCGTGTTCTCGCCTCGCACCTGGGCCGCTCTGGAAGGTCTGGTGGACACTACCGGCCAGCCCCTTGCCGCCCCGGCTTTCTTCGCTGGCGCTTCCAAGTTGGTGAGCAATCAGATTCCCAACACGCTGACCCAGGGAACCGCCACAACCGCTTCGAGCATCTTCACTGGCGAGTGGTCCAATCTGATGATTGGCATGAGGACCAGCTTGACCCTTGAGGCGTCCCGGGTGGCTGGTGCGGACGCTTTCAGCAAGATGCAGGTGATGATTCGCGCCTACCTGCGCGCCGACGTCCAGGTGGCCCGGCCGGATCATTTCGTGAAGATCGTCGGCGTCATCCCGGCCTAAACTGAAACAAGCTGTTCCACTCTCCCGTTCGGGAAAATTTTCCCGAACGGGGTCAAAATTACCCCGTGTGTGCAAATTTGCACACACGGGAGGCCAGGAGAGAATTATGGGATTTTTCGATATATTCCGCCCTAAAAAGCGATCCTTCGACCAGCTTTCCGAGTTCGGACTCGGCTTGCCCACGGCAACCGGCCAAACGGTGACTGTGGATGGCAGCTTGGCCCTGCCCGCCGTTTTCGTCTGTGTTCGCGTCCTGGCCGAAAGCATTGGCTCCATGCCCTTGCACCTCTACCGCCGGGCCAGCAACGGCGACCGCGAGCAAGCCACGGACCATCCTCTTTATCGCCTCTTCAAGTTCTCGCCCAACACGTACCAGACAAGCCTGGAGGCCCGCGAGTTCTTGACTGCCTGTGTGGCCATGAGGGGCAACGCATTTGCCTTCGTCGAACGGCACGACGGCGTTGTGGCCGGGGTCTGGCCGCTCCATCCTGCCCGCGTTCAGGTGATCGTGGACGGGACGGTGATCCAGTACCGCTATTCCGACGAAAAGGGCCGGACGTTCTTGTACGATCAAGATGAAGTCTTGCATCTTAAAGGCTTGAGCACAGATGGAATCATGGGCCTTTCTCCAATCTCTACGCTTCGGGAAACCATTGGTGCATCACAGGCGCTTGAGCAGTATTCTAACAAGTTCTTCGCCAATGCAGCGCGGCCTTCTGGCGTCTTGACGCATCCCGAACGCCTTACCCCAGACGCTGGGCAACGACTTCGGGAACAATGGGACGGACTTTATAGCGGCTCTGCGAATCGGGGCAAGACTATTGTTTTGGAAGAAGGCATGACATGGCAGGCTATTGGCCTTACCAACGAAGACGCGCAAATGTTGGAGTCTCGCAAGTTCAACCTGGAAGACATTTTAAGAGCGTACAGGATTCCGCCCCATATCGCTGGCCACCTGGACAAAATGAGTTATAACAACATTGCCGAACTTGGCAGCGAGTTCTTGAATCTCACTTTGTCGCCGTGGCTTAAACGCATTGAAGAGCGCATGAATTTGCAGCTTCTCACAGAAGGTGAACGGGAAACCGGCTACTATTTTGAGCATGACGCGTCGGGATTGCTCAAGGGCGGGGTCAAGGAACGGTATGAGAGCTATCAAGTGGGTCTGCAAGCCGGGTTTCTGTCAGTGGATGAGGTGCGTCAGTGGGAAAATCTCCCTGCAATGCCTTCCCAAGCTCCCGAGGTGAATCATGTCGGAACCGATTAGCCTTGCCGATGCCAAACTATTTTGCAGGGTGGACAACACTGTCGAGGATTCCTTGATCCAGGCGCTAATCGTCGCCGCCAGGGAGGCGGCCGAATCGAAATGCAACCGGGGCATGACCGTCGAGGACTGGCCAGACGGGTATCCTCAGCAGGCCCGGATTTGGCAGCTTGTCCAGGTGTCCACCATGTACGAAAACAGGGAAGCATACACAGATGGCAAGGTTTTTCGGCTGGATCATGTGGATCGGCTACTCGACGCCTACGTGCTCCCCGGGCTGGTCTAAAACTTTTTTTCGCGGGCCGGGCCAAAGTCCTTGACAGGATATGGGTAACCGTGTTACCCATTAAATCACGCCCGACGAGGTCGGGCATTTTTCTGGCCCGGGGTGGGCTACCATGTTACCCCAGGAGGTTCTAAAGTGAAATTCAAAGAAAAAAGGTATGCCCTCTCCGACATGGAGAATGCAATAACGAACTTGCGCCCCGGTGTCCTTCGTGTGTGGATAGCAAGGGGCGTCGTAGAAGTCGGTGATAAAGCGCCTGGAAGAGGAGCGAAGCGGTTCTTCACATTCAGAGAAGCACTTATAATCGACATCATGGCTTTTTTGACTCTGCAAGAGATTAGCTCAGCGCAAGCTGCCGCCGTTGGCAATATTGTAGCCGATGCAGTGGAGGAGTTTATTTCCGAAGGTGGCGTTCTGGACTATGCCGAAATAGACCTGGACGAATGGCCGGTCCTTGTATGGACGTACAGCAGCACCAATAGGTTGGGCCATAAGCTAATCAAGAAGAAAGAGCTTTCAAGCTACCCAAGCGATTACTTCCAAGTGATTGATTACCTTGACTTCGCAATTCACCTTAAAGAGTCCTTAGAATCGGTGCGCGAAAGCCGCGTCCGGTCTGGGAAATAAAGCGGCCCGCAACAGTGTGCAACCACTGTTGCGGGCCTAACCACAACATCCTAGCATGGAGGACATCATGGCTCAGGAAATTCTACGCGAAGTGGCGACCAGCATCAAGAGTGAACAAGAGCAGGCACTTTTTGACAACGAACCTATTGCTTCCTTTCTTGAGCAGACGTTTAACTTCTTTGCTGAGGAAGATTTTAGGGGTCATTCAATCCAGTTGACTGCACCTTCATGGTGGGGCTTGTCTCGCCTCATGAAGATTTTGAACAATGCTATGTGCGAGACATCGACGGAACGGAAGTAGCAGCAGGTCAGGCAAGGGTGTCACTATTAACGACACCCTTGCCAATCAATAACAGCCGTCGCGGACCTCGCGTCCCTGGCTATAAAATGGATGCGAGGTTTACTATGAAACTTAAATGCAAAGACTGTGAAGCGTTCCACAAAGACAAGACAAGTGAACATAGCGGTTTTTGTTGCCGCCGTCCTCCCATGGCTGATATTGATTGTCACGATAGAGCAGCATTTCCACGAGTTAATATTTATACTTGGTGCATGGAAGGCATCAAGAAACAACCGCCTGTACCAGTCGCTTTCAAGTTTGTTGACGCGCCTAATGGCGACGTTTTGTGCATCGACAGATACGAATAGCAAAGGGGCTTAGATATGATTACAGCCTGCCGAGACTGCGCCGCATGGGGCCCTCTTATAGGGAATGATGACTTGGGCATTTGTCGCTGCATGCACTTATAGTTGACCAAAACCGCGCAAAAGGAAAGTCAGACAGGTTCCCCTTTAGCCGTTCGTGGGACTACTGCTTTGATGCTTTATCGGTCAAGGACCACGTTGGGGCTGCTCGCGCATAAAAAATAAATATCCGTGCGAATAAAGGCAAAAATGAGCAAATCGCCCTCATTATCCAGGCATCCTAGCGAATTTCGAGAACCCCGGGGTCAACTGCGGGGTTGTGTTAGGTTCCCGTCGAAACTTGAACAGGAGGAACCCACATGGCCAGTTCTGTCATCAACCCCGCCCCGTTTCGCCGTTACCTGTCCCCGGTCGAAGTAGAAGCGGTTTTCGGAATCCGCCCCCGGACCCTTGAGTTCTGGCGACGCGAAGGACGCGGCCCAGCTTTCATTCGCGCCGGCAAGGTCGTCAAATACCACATTGACACCTTTGATCAGTGGATGCTGCAACACGAAGTCTCCAAAGCGAGTTAGGCCCATTTTCTTTAACCTCAGCATGGAGGACACCGCGATGTCAGAGACAGATGTTGTTTTATGTGAAGATTGTAAATGTTGGCACTTCGTGGATCGGCATAGGGTTTTCTTGGACACCAACTTGGGCGACTATGGAGGTCGTCGAGGAGGTGTCCGATGGGTATCGATGGAGGTACGCCCAAACGTTTTTGGGCGAAGCACAAGGTCCAAGCGGTT